AACGAATTCAAGCTTGAATCAATTGATCGTGTCAGCTGTCAATAACAGAAATGGTAGGAAAAAACCATCTACAGAAATTGGTAGCCGCCAAGTTACGAATGGAACGGAAAGTTCCAGGCGCCCAAGTTAATGGGAAAAGTACCTCCACAAAACCAGTGGAGTCACCAGCCACACTCAAAGCAAGAGCTGTGGTGGAAGTGATTGTTGAGTTATTGTCGTTATTTGGTTTTAACGGCAAAAGTTTTAAGCGTGAGGGTGAGGTCACTGCATGGGCCGCGATGTTCGAAAACACCGGCGACTGGATGAAAGCCACAAAATGGAAAGTGGCAGCATTTTATCAATTTCATCAAGTATCTGCAGATAACCTTTTAGACACCACCCTCCCTCCCAGTCCATTTCAGGACTTTGTTTCGAAGCCCGGCAAATTGCTTGGTAGCACTGCCGGACGGTTTATTCGAAAAATGCTGACAAAGGGCAAGTCACGCAGGGAAGAGTTCCTTTCGAGCATCTTACAGCTCAAGAAAGGAATGCCGAGACCGGAGGAATCGGCACTTGAAGCATCGCGTGCGAAGACTGTGAAGGCGTTGACCTCCAGGAAGAAGCGGATAGAAAAAATCATGTCCGCGCCTGGAAAGCATACCTTTGGTCCACAGAATCGCATACGTTTCTCAACGATTGCACAACAGGTTAAGCGAACCACGGTAGAACTCTTCAGAGGAAGAAAGTTCAATGTACTCCGTGACCTGTTGTCTGGCAACATTATGCCGTCTTTGAGTGCTGTGAATAGCACTTCTCGAGCCAAACTTGGAATGTTTGGCTGGTTAAAAGAGAATAACCTCCTCTCGTCAGATGATAATTATGTTCCATTAACAGCAACCCTTGCTGAACCGAAAAAACGGATATTCGATATCAATTGGTCTCCAAAGACTATTGCTTCGATGAATGGAATTGACGAGGTGGACGAGCCCGAACCGGATGTGAGACCGGAGTATGTTCTGCATGGAATGAACGGGTTGCAAGACCAATTTGTGAAAACCTATTTTGACACTCTTCGAGTCGCTATGACTGAAGAAAGCACTGCAGTAGCTGTCCCGCTTGCTGAGGCTTTGAAAGTTCGTGTCATCACAAAAGGACCTCCCGCCACACAATATTGTTTGAAGCCCATACAACAATTTATGTGGGGGGTGTTGGCAAAACATCCTGTTTTTGAGTTGATCGGTACACCGCAGACAGCGGCGATCGTGCAGCGAGCAATGGGAAGGCTCGGAGTAGATGAGGGATGGTTATCTGGCGATTATTCTGATGCCACTAACCAGTTGGATCCACGTCTATCGAACATCGTTTGGGAAACGACGTGCAACGTTTGTGAAATTCCTGACGCAATCAAGCAATTAGGCTTCCGTGCCTTAACCGGACACTTCATCCTGGATCAGGGTGAACTCTTAGTACAAACTTGGGGACAGTTGATGGGATCTATTCTCTCCTTCCCCGTACTTTGCGTAGTAAACGCAGCGATATGTCGCATGTCGCTAGAGCATTCACGTGGTAGGTTCCATGAACTTTCGGAACTCCCACTGCTTGTGAATGGTGATGATTGTGTCTTTCCCGTCAATGAAGCTGGTTACCGCTTCTGGGGCCTTGCCGGCGAGATGGCAGGACTCTCCCCTTCAGTGGGCAAAGTATACTTTAGCCCGCACTTCTTGAATATTAATAGCACGAATTACCAATATCGTGCCGGGTCAGGACCCGCTTCATTTTTCAGATTTTCCGAAACTAAGTGTATCAACTTAGGCCTACTTAAAGGCATGAAGAGAAGTGCCCTCACTACTGTTGAGGAAAGCAACGAGGACCTTGTTGCCGAAGGGTGGGACAGCCTTGGGAGCCGTCACACGACACTGATGAACACGAGTCCTTCTAGTACTCTGTTCCGTGTGCACAAAGCTTTCTTAAAAGCTAACTGGGAAAAGTTAATGCCGGAAGGCGTCTCAGTTGGTTTGCCGTGGTATATACCTAAGTGCTACGGTGGGCTTGGAATGAAGCCTATGAAGGAGTTTGGTGAATCGCACTCGTATTCAAAGTTGGATGCGAGAATCGTGACGGCCATGGTTCGTCAACCGGAGTGGTTGCGGCCTGGTGAGAAGGAGCGCGTGCCGAAAATTATGCGGCCGGAGTCGATGACAAAAATACATCAGGTAGCTATGGAAATGCTACATGATGCCATTGACGACCCCTTCTTGGAAAAGCGCTGGATCTTACCTGATTCGGAGGAGCGAGACGGATTCGATGTACCTGGAATCGATCTGTTTGTCGTGTACCTTTATCCCGAACTCGTGGCGAGTGACGAAGGCGCAGGGGCGGAATTTAAGAAAACCATTAATCATAACAAACGTATATGGAGCTGGTTCCAGCAACACGTGGGCAGATTTGGATACCTCCAACCTTTTGAGGAGATACTGCCAAGAAAACAAATTACCTTAGTCGATATCAGTACTGATTAGACGGGTTTAGATTGAACTGGAGGGGAATCGTACCTCTGAAGTCAGCGGCAAATGATGGGTTTTAACAGCC